ACCGCCCCGAGCACGGACGCGACGACGCCGACGGCCGTGGCCAGCCCGCCCATCGCGACGCCGGCGAGGCTGATGGCCAGCCCGATCCCGATCAGCGCCGCCCCGGCCGCAACGACCGCCGCGCCGATGCCGAAGATGGTCGCGACCAGCCGCGGGTTCTGCTCGGCCCAGGAGCGGACGGCCTGCACCGCCGCGGTCACGACCTGCACCAGCGGCGTGAGCACCGGGAGCAGCGCCCGACCGATCGCCACGGCCGCGTCGCGGAGTTCGCCCCGGAGGCGCTTCATCCGGTTGGCGAACGAGTCGGCTGTGCGGGTGGCGTCGCCGACGGCACCTTGGTCGCCCATGGCGCGCATGATCACGTTCAGCCGGGCAAGCGCCTTCTCCTGCTCGGTAACCTCCGTCCAGGACTTGCTGATGCCCATCCGGAGCAGCTCCTGCTCCAGCGCGGCCTGCTTGATGTTGATGCCGAAGCGGTCAAGTACCTCGCTGGATCCCGACAACGCCGAGATGAACCGCTCGATCCCCTCCTCGTCGGAGAGGTTGTTGAAGCTCGCGAAGTCGATCGCCAGCTCCGTGAGCGTCTGCGAGAGCTCCCGGGCCTCCGGCGCGGCGAACCCGAGCCCCGTGAAGAACGACTGGAATGTGCCGAGGGCATCGCGGGCGGCCAGGCCCGAGCGGCCGACGCGGCGGGCCAGATCGTCGGCGAACTTCCCGGCGGCATCCGCCTCGCGCCCGAAGACCTGGGCGAAGCGGGACAGCGATTCCTCCGCATCCGAGGCGGCCTTGACCGCGGCAATCCCCAGCGGGGCGAACGCCGCGGTGGCGATCGAGGCGAGGCGGAGCCCGAGCCGCTGCACGCCCGCGCCGAACGCTTCCAACCGTCGCTGCGCACGCCGCAGCCCGGCCGACAGCTTATCGCTGACGCCGAGCTCGACAAAGGCACGCCCGGCTCGGATGCCGCGAGTGTTGGCCATCTAGGACCCCCTCCGAACACTGTTGCGCCAGAGCAGCGGCAGCTTCGGCCGCTCCCGCTCAAGCGCCGGGGCCATGTAAGGCCGGGCGGCGATGCGCACCTTCCGCGTCTGAAGCCGACCGCGCCGGCGGGACAGCACGACCGTTGTGCCGCCATGCTCGAGCGCTCGCGGCGCGACGCTGTTCTTGAAGCCCACCGGCCCGACCACGACCGACTGGTTGGCGCGGTCATAGCCAAAGAGGATCAGCCGCCGCAGGCTCCCCTCGTGCGAGTGCGGCGGCTTACCGGGTGGGGCTGATCCCTTGCGCTTGCGGATGCTGGTCCTGGCCGCCGTGCGGATGAACGCCCCGGCCTGGCTGAGCACCTTGCGCTTGGCCGAGTCCATCGCCCGCATCACGACGTGCCGGTCGAAGAACATGTCCTTGATGCGCATGGTGATCACGTTCACGACCCCAACGGGGAGCCTCCGAAGAGCCGTTCCAGCAGCCCCAGAAGCGACCTCCGCTTCGCCGGCGGGATGTCCTCGCGGTTCTTCTGCGCCCGGTGCGCGGCCCGGCGCAGTTCGGTCGGCATGAAGAGCAGGTCAAGTTCCGTGCGCCGCCCGCCACAGACCACCTCGCCGCGCGTGGCGAAGTAGTCCGGGCTGGCGGCGGGGTGCTGGTACGGCGGCTTGTTGGGGACGCGGATGAACCGGCCGGGGACGATCTTCATGAGGGCCTCCTTGCGTGCGTGGTGCGGATCAGGCCTCGCCCGCCATGTCGCGGCCCGTCTCCAGGCCCTTGTTGAACGACGCTTCCTTCTCCTTGCGGAGTCGGCCCGAGCCGATGAACAACCCGACGATGCCGGTGAGCGCCGGCAGCGCGGGGCCGAGCACGGGCAGGCCCGCGACCGTCGGGCCGACGGTGTCGAGGGCGGAGAGCGTGAGCTGCCCGAGCAGCCCGCGGACTTCACCAGCGCGCTGGATGTTGCCCTTCCACTGCGCGCCGGTGGCCTGCACCTGGTTGAACCAGTTCTGGTACTCGACCTCCGCCTCGTTCAGCGAGAGCGTCGAGCGCAGGCCGGTCGTCTGCTGGATCGCGTTGGGCGTCTTGACTTTGACAAGATCGCCCAGGTCGATCCCGGCGCACGAAGCGAGCACGAGCGCCAGGAGAATCAGGCCGACGAGGTAGACGACGTGACGGGTGGAGAGCGAACCGAGGTACTTCATCCGAAATCCTCCTGTGCGATGCGGGGTACCTTGCCGTCGATGAACACGTCCTTGAGGACCGAGACGGGAACGGTGATGCGGCGTTGTGCATGAGAGCGCTGGGCGAATGGATCGAAGTCGCTGGGCTTGAGTCGGCGGGATCGCTTGGGATCGCGGTGCAGGTTGGCGATGACCGAGAGGCACGAGGAGGCGATGGACCAGTCGTGACGCTGCCGCCCTTCGAGCATCTCCATCAACTCGCGGAGCGTCAGGGGGCCGGGATCGACGCCGACGGCTCCGGCGCAGTGCCAGACGTGCCGCCAGGCGTCGGCGGCGGTGGGTCCTCTCCCAGGGCGTTCTCCGCCAGGCGTTCGAGTTCCCCGCTCTGGATCAGGTGGTCGATCCGCCGCGTCGCCAGGTCGCGGGCCTTGTCCATCACCTCCCGCGTGGCCTGGAGCACCCGCCCACCCCCCACACCCCCACAGGTTGGCCCTGCCCCTGACACTTGCGCTAAACGACAACGGCCCCGGCGTTGCCGGGGCCATTGAGGGTCACGCGAGGACTCCACGCGCCTACGCCGCCAGGCGCGTCGGGCCCTCGGTGACACTGGCGATGGTGAGGCCCGGCCCGCCGACGCCGAAGGAGATCGTGAGTTGCTGGCTGGGCGGGCCACTGATGTTGCCGCGCTGGGCCTGCACGATGTAGGTCGCGCTCGCGGCCCCGGCGGGGAGCGTCTCGTCGGTGAACGCCTTCTCGCCCGTGCCGCCCAGGAGCGTGAAGGCGGTCTGTCCGGGGAGTTTGCGGCGGACGAAGTAGACCACGCGGTCGGAGCCCTGCGGGTGGCGGGCCTTCCAGCGGATGGTGATCGACCCGCCCGGGTTGAGTTCGACGCGGAAGTTCTCGGGCTGGCCCGGCGGCGGGACGGGCGAGGCGGGCTGCGGCGCCGGGATCTGCGCCTGCACGTAGACGTTGGGGTTGTTGCTGTTCTCGGCGAAGGCGCGGATGGAGCGCACGAGGTCGCCGGCGTTCTCGCGGAGGACGCGCTCCTGCTGCCCGGCGGATTCGGTCGCGGCCTTGGCGGCGTCCTGCGCGGCCTTCTGGGCGTTCACGCGGGCGCGCATCGTGTTGGTCGCCGTCTTGAAGGCGGCGGTCTGTGCGGCGGTGAGGCCGATGGCCGCCGGGGCGGATTCCCACACGGGAAAGTGCGCCTCGCACCAGAGAAGGAACTGCTGACGGTCACGCGGGTAAGTCCCCATAAGAACACCTCCGCCGCGAGCGCGGCGATTGTGGTCGGCGTCGCGCCTGGGGAAGTCGCGCGGCCCGGCCGATGCCCGGCGAAAGCGCCGCTCACGCGAGCCGCGCCCCGCCGCTCTCCATCGTCCGGCCGATGATGGAGGGACTTGAGGCGGAGATCACCGACAGCGGATCTCCGCCGGCGACCCGCGCCCTCGGGACGGCGTTCACGAAGGCACTGGAAGCGGACGCCCGAGCCATGAAAGTTGGCAGGAGGCAGCACGCCCGCGGGCACCACCCGCAGGGGTGCCCTGTCCTTGACCGCTCGGCGGGTAGCAAGTACAATCACAGGGCAGTACCAAGTCCCGAATCGGAGGACACGCCATGGCTGCAACGTCCAAGTTCGCCGTCGAGCTCCTGAGCCTATACAAGCCGTTTCCGGCATGGGAAGGGAAGCTCTTCCTCAGCGATCTGGTGAATCGCGCGGTCGACATGGACCAGTCCTTGCCGGGTACGGCCAAGGCGAGCCACACCCAGACCGCAGCGTTCTTTGACTACGCCTGCGAGATCAAGGCGTTCGTCAAGGAGTTCGCGCAGAGCATCGGCATCGATACGGCCGCGACCATCACCGTCGAAGGGGAGAAGATCGACGTCTACGACTGGACCTGCCTGAACTACAGCGCATTCGAGGCCCTGGTGGCCCAGACAGAACAGCAACTGTCGGTCGAGGTTCCCGATCTCAAGCTTGTCGTGCCGAGCTGGGTGGCGGCCATGGGGCCGGAGGACCTTGCCCGCAAGGCGCTGGCGAAGATCCTCGCCATTCTCGGCGTGACCGAGTTCTACGAAGCATTCCTGGCCGTTCTCCAGGAAGGCTGGGGCAACATCCTGAAGGACCTCGGAGAGGCGATCACGCGGCGCGATTGGAAGCGCGTTCGGGCGTTGCTCAAGAAGCTGCTGGACATCATTATTTCGAGCGAGTTCTTCGAGCGTCTTGCGAGGCGCATCGGGCGTGCCGCCGCGGCCAAGGTGGTCGGGAAAATCCTCGCCAAGTTCATCCCCGTCGTGGGATGGATCTGGCTGATCGGCGCGATCATCTGGGCGTTCGCGGAAGAGTTCATCTGATCGGAGGTGCCGCGATGCTCACCCGCCTACTCGGCGCCGTGCTCGGGGTGGCGACGATGTTCGTGTGGGGTACCGCCAACGCCGCCTCCCGCCCGCCGCTGCACGTGCCGGCATGGGGATTCGGCGCGATGGTGGGGGTCTTGGTGCTCGCGCTCGTGCGTCACTCCATGAGCGTCCGAAGCACGGGAGGTCCGGACTCGCTCGCGGTCGGACGGCTTGCCGCGTCCACGCTGCTGTCCGTCGTCCTCGCCGGGCTCACGCTGGGGGTTGCGGTTGTCGTGGAACGGGCGCTCGCGGCGGGAAGCACGGCCTGGACGGAGACGCTGTTGAGAGCGTGCTTCCACGCGCTCGCAGTGCTGACCATCGGGCTTTGTGTGTCCCCGACGAAGCCTGAGCGCACGCCGCAGAACGACGGCGCCGAGTAGCATCCATGCTGGCGGACAAGATCGTGCCCACATCGATGACGCACTCGACGATGCTGCTGTCGCGGCTGGCGGCGGAGATGCCGACCGTCCGCGGCACCACCGACACGCGCAGGTCCTTGAGGTCCTCCAGCGTGAAGGAGGGCTGGTACATCCGCTCGGCGCTCACCGGGCGCGAGTACGTCCCGGCGTTGATGTGCGCGGCGACCGCGTCGGCGATGGCGGCGATGGTGCTCACTGGCCACCCCTCCCCCCCGCTCCGTTGAGCCGCCCTTCGAGGTACGACACCCGCCGCTCGATCGCCTGGTACTCGGTGCGCAGGGCCCGGGCCTCAACGATCAGTTCGTCCAGGCGCTTCTCCACCTGCTGGAGCTTGGCGGTCACCACGCCCCACTGGACGGTCATCGCGCCCGCCGCGAGCAGGATCGTGACGATGATCCCCGCCCACTGGACGCGCAGCGAGGCCTTGCCGCCGTTGGTGCCGTTCTGTGCGCTTGCTCCCGTCATCACGCCTCCGTGCCCACGAACTTCGTGTGAACCCGCATCACTCGCCGGTACGGGTCGCTGAATCGCCAGGGCGGCTGCCCGCCGGGCGCGTTCACCTCATACACCAGCACCTGCGTCCCGGCCTGCTCTCGCACCTGATCGCCGGCCTTGGGCTGGATCGGCCCAGAGCCCAGGTCCAGGTCCGCCGCGCGGATCAGGAAGTCCCGCGACTCGACGCGGTGGATCAGCCCTGCCTCGTCGGCCTGCTCGAACTCGGTGCGGCCGATGGTGGCCTGGACTTCCTTCTCGTCTCCCCCGCGCCTGTAGACCACGGTGCGGCTCATGTGCCGATGCCGCTGGACATCCAGGAACGCCGCGCCCTGTTCGAGCAGGTCACACATCAGTCCGGAGTCCGGAGTCCGCAGCCCGAAGTTCGCAGGCATCCTGCTCCAGACTCCGGACTCCAGACTCCGGACTGTCGTCACTGCGACATGCGGATACGCACGGTGGTGTCGGCATCCGCCGCGGCGCGCACCGCCTTGCCGATCACCTTGTTGCCCGAGGCCGTCTTGGTGGCGACCTTGTTGGTCGCGTCCCAGTACGCCAGCGTGCCGACGGTGAAGGCCGTGCCCGCCCCGGCGGCCTTGGGGAAGTCGAAGACTCCCTGCACCGCCAGCGAGCCGAGCTGGTTGGCCTTGAGATCGACCCGGGTCGTTCCGACCAGGTCGCCCTGCACGACGACCGTGCCCGCGGGGATGTCGGCCCCGGGGGTGTAGTCGATGGCCGCGCCCTCGTGTACGAACTTCGTCGTGGACATCTGTGATCCTCCGGAGCCGGGCTCGCCGCCCGGCTCGCCTGGTTCGATCTCGCCGCCGCCCTCGATGACGTCGCCCATGGTGGCTTACGCCTCGCCCTTGCTCTTGACCGCCGCCCGGAAGTCCTGCATGGCAACGCCGAAGTCGAAGTAGCCGCGCCACTGCATGCCGAGCGTGTTGAAGTCGGTGTCGCCGCTCTCGATGGTGGGCGTGCGCTTGCCGCGCAGGTACGCGATCTCGATCGCCGCCACGTCGGCCGGATTGGCGAAGAGGTACCACGCCTTGGCGCTCCCGCCCGTGAGACCCTGGGCGTTGAGGTAGGGGGAGGCCACCGGCTTCCACTTGCCCGCGTGCGGGTTGACGGCAGGCTTGGGCTTGTCCGCCGAGGTCGTCTCGTTCACCCGCGTCTCGGTCATGAGCACCTGGGCCGCGACCTTGAGCGACGAAGGCACGAGCAGCACCGCCGGGGTGAGCAGGATCGGCTTGCCCTCGCTGTCGGTCTGGTCCAGGAACAGCTGCTCGGCCTTGGTCAGCGCGTCGATCGACAGCGCCGTGTCCGCGCCCGAGACGAAGTTCTTGTTGCCGGCGCTAAAGAACGTTCCGGGGTTCGAGAGCAGCAGCTCGAACACCGCCTCCTCGCGCTTGAGCGCTGACATACGGCCGATGATGCGGGGGATCTGGAGGAATGCCCCCAGGTCGTCGTTGATCATCATCTGCCGCGTCAGCGCGATCATGCGCCCGTAGGTCTCGACCTTGTTGGTGTAGGACTGCTCGGACAGCCCTGCGTGCTTGAGCTCGCCGTCCGGGCCGACCTTCTCGAACACGCCGTTGCCGGTCAGCCGGTAGCGGGTGACCTCTTTGAAGTCGTTCACGTCCGTCTCGGCGCTGAACATCGCCACGACGCTCTCAACCGCGGTGTACGCCGCGAGCATGGTCTTGTTGGCGACGTTCGACAGAATGCCCGAGAGCGAGACCGTGCTGAAGCCCGCCGCGGCCTGGATCAGCCGACGGTCGGCCGCGAACGCCGCGCGGATCGTCTCGTTGTCCACCCGGCCCGGGCGGATGTGATCGCCGGCTGCTCGGATGGTCTCGTACATGAGCGTGTGCAGCCCCGCGCCGCGCAGGTCGCCGGCCAGGGCGGCGTTCATGGTCTTCTCGTCGTACCACTGGCCGACCTGCTTCTCGGGCAGGCCCGACGACAGGCAAAGGGCGGCCTCGATGGCGCGGCCTGCCTGGGCATGATCGGCGTCCCGCCGCACGCCGCCGCTCGTGAGCGCCGGCCGCTCGGCCCGCAGGACCTCCAGTTCGGTGCGCGTGGCGTCCCAGCCGTCCGCGATCGCGTTCGCCTCGAGGTCGGCGTGCCGCCCCGCGCAGATCCGCCGCACTTCCGCGATGCGGCGGGTCTCCGCGGCGGTCTCGGCCCGAATACGGGCGACGACGTCCGTGTCATCGCCCGCCCCGGGCTGATCTTCCTGGCCGGCTGCCGCCGCCTGCTCGACGTCGAACATCGCCCGGAGGCTGGTCGACTGCGTGTCGGTGAGCGAGGCACGGTCAAAGCCCTTGGCCTCAAGCCACTGCTCGAACGTCATGGCGTCCTCCTTGACGGGTGCTTCGGGTGCGCTGGCGGCGACGGCCGCGCTGGTGTTGTCGTCCGCGCCGAGGGCGACGAAGCTGACTTCGCCCAGCACACTCCGGCGTGCGATATGGACCGGCCCCTCGAACTCGCGGCCGTTGACGAGGGCCTTCTTGCCCCGCGGCACGAACTCCATCTGCCGGCCGGTCGCGCCGAGCGATGCCTGCCACGGGAAGCCGTTGCGGCTGCTCTCGACGATCTCGCGAGCGACGGGACCGGCCCCGGAGACCACTCCGGAGACCAGCAGCTGCGAACCCTCGACGCGGATCGAGTCGGTGTGGCCCACGATCAGCGAGCGGTTGTGGTCCTTGAGGATCGGACGGCTCTTGAGACCGCCGCCTGCGACCTCGAGTCCGGCGAGATCAACCACGACGGGGTGCGGCCAGCCCGCCAACACCATCGCGCCGCCGGTGTAGGCCGTCATCGAGAACCGCCGCAGCGCCGGCGCGTCGCCGGCATCGGCGGCCCCGGCCTCGACCCAACGCTCGATCGGCGCGCACAGGTTCAACGGGCGGTCATTCGGCATCGTCGTCCTCCTCGCGGCGTCCGTCGGCTGGTGCGAGCGGGGCGGATTGGTCGGTGGTCAGGCCGAGCTCCTTCATCAGCGCGACTTCCTTGGCCCGTTGGCGGAGCTCGGTCTCCCAGTCGCGACCCTGCCGGGCGTACTCGCTGGCGAGGGTGGTGGTGTTGGACGCCAGGCGTGTCGCCTGCGCGTTGGCTTCCTTCGCGGGATCGACGTGCTCGGTCCCGTCCCAGAACCACTGGTGCGCAAGACCGTCGCCCCGGGCGATCTGCGTGCGCTGGCGGAGCGGGAGCAGGTCGCTCACGAGCACGGCCTCGCGTAGCCACGCGGCCAGGATGCGGTCGAGCGTCAGACACGCGAGGTGGTCCTGCTCGACGCGGATGGTCTTGAAGTACGTCTGGTGATCGAGCCGCCCCGAGGCGTAGTTGTGCCGGGACGAGTCCCCGGAAGCCACGCTTACGGGCATGTTCAGGCACCGGGCGATCTCGCTCAGGATCTCACGCTTGAACTCTGCGTAGGTGGTCGACGGCTGCTCGGCCTGGACCTGGGACATCTTCCAGCCGCCCGGCATTGTCAGCAGCGAGCGGGCCTCGAGCTCGATCGCGTCCATCGGCTCGACGCTCTCGGCCTCGCCGTTGGCCGGCGCATCGGTGTATAGGATGCCGGCGAAGTCCGCGGCCGTTTCCGCCGCGGCGATCACCGCCAGCGTGTACCGGCGGAGCTGCGCAAACAGTGGGAGCGCGGGCGTGATGTCGGGAATGCCGCGGCTCTGACCGGGCCGGTCCGCGCGGTAGTAGTGGATCACGGACGCGGCGGGCACGCGGTCGTACTCGATCCCCAGGTAGCCCGACCGGGCGTCGCCGGGATGGCTTTTGAGCAAGTGGTACTCGACGGGGTTGCCGAACGCATCGAAGACGATCCCGTCTACCGCGCCCTCGTCGAGAACCGAAAGATCGGGCGTGGTGACCTGATCCGCCTCGACCAGACGAAGGTCGAGCTTCACCGGCCCCGGCAGGTGCGGGTTGCTGACCAGCACGGCGAAGACCTCGCCGTCCGTCGCCCGCGCCGCCCGCATCGTGCGGAGCTTCTCGGGCAGCCCCACCGCCTTGGCCCACGCCAAGAACGAGCGCTCGATCCGCTCGTTGGCGGCGTCATCCTCGGTGAGCAGTTGCAGTCGCGGCCCGGTGCCCACCACGTCGTTGGCGAGCGTGAGCACGATGCCTTTGGCGTAGGCGTTGTTGGCGGTCTCGTACCGCGCCCGGTTGCGGAGCACCCGCCGGACCTCGGGCGACGCCGCTGCGTCGGCGCTCAGCCCGTCCGCGTGCTCCCAGTGGCGGCGGTTGCCGTCGTTCGTCATGGCCGAGTCGAACCCGGCCCGCAGCATGCGCCGAACCACGCCTGCGCGGTGCGATAGAGGCTTGGGTCCC